TGATTTCAAGACCAAACTTCGACAAGAATTGTCCGTCACCTTCATAACTCTCATAGCTACGAATATACATGTCAATTAAGTAAGAACTGTTGTACTGTGATAATGCATCTTCTTCGTAAACTTCGTCTTTTTCAACGAGTGTACGAGGACAGTAGAACACATCATGCCCATAAATTTGAATAGACTCGAGAACCAGATCTTCAATTAAGATCTGCTCTTGACTATTCGTAAAGTTGTTGAAATAGAAATTGGTTGTCACAGAGTTAACCTATCATATCAAGAACCGGAAGGGAATAAGATGAAATCATTTCTTGTTCCATCTTAGTTCTTGCATCTACCGCATCATTATAGATTTTCTCTCCATTAAACTGTACTCCACCGGGTAAAGTCATACCAGTAAACTTCGTAAGATTCGAACCCCACTGTTCTTTAATCAAAGTCGTGGCATAGTTTTGAAGCCAACGATCGTTATATGCATCCGTATAAGTTTCTGGATCGACGACTTCGTAAGCTTCTACGAGTAAGAATGAGCCGACGGCAACTGTGTTCCAATCCATATCAACATGCAATCGATCTTTATGGCGAGAATAGCGAATCGGTTGTTTACCGACTAAAAGTTCTGTCATAAGCGCAAGATGTTCCATGACCATATAGTATGGAACAAGAGATACGTTTGTGAGAGTATAAATATCATTCAAAGCTATCTGATAACGAATATTGAAAAGATCGTCAGAGCTTATCGAAGGATCTCCCATCGAGAAGATGCTGACTGCGCCGATGATATTTTCTGGAAGAGTAATATACTTGTTTGTGACATCAGTCTCTGTGATAGCATGCTTATAGTATATTTTTTCTGAACCATCAAAGTGATAGTCATACCAGTAACGAATCGCTTCGTCGATACGATCATCGACTTGATCATCATCGACATTAATTTCAATGACTGGTTTGCCGAGCTTCCGAAGGCAATACTCTTTAAATGTTGCTTTTGTAGTAGGAGTTGCCATCGTATTCCTCGTTTATTTCTATTTATAATATGCTTATTGTATCACTTTTTGGTGTACAACAACAGAGAAATGTGTTAGAATGACTTTATGTCTTTTATAAGGAAATTCTTTTCTAACTTAGTATTTATAACAACATAAATACTGTAATGAAAGCAGTGAAAAGGTAGATATACAATGAATCTTGACTTAATGATTATTGATAACTTTTATACCAATCCCGACGCAGTCAGAGCCTTTGCTTTAACTCAAGACTTTAGCGTTACGGGTAACTATCCAGGAAAACGAACTCCTTCATTCATGACGCAAGACGTCAAGGATTGTATTCAACATTGGATGAATCCAATTGGAAAGATTAACAATTGGCACGAAGATTCGGGTTATACCGGAGCTTTTCAATACGCTACCGCTTTAGATAGAACGTGGATTCATTGCGATCATACGAGTATGTGGGCTGGCGTATGTTACTTGTCACCAGATGCACCGCATACTGCTGGCACAGGAATGTTTCGACACAAGGAAACTGGAGAGTACCGAGCTCCAAAAAACGAACACGAGGCATATGATTACACTAAGTGGGATAAAGTCGATATCGTAGGCAACAAATACAATCGATTGATTCTTTATAGCGGTGATCTTTTCCATGCCAGTTTAGATTATTTTGGTAAAGACTTATATGATGGTCGTCTTTTCCAGACGTTCTTCTTTGATACGGAGTATGTGCGATGAAAGTTTGTAAAGTGATATGGTCGACGAATCGACTCGAGTATTTGATTCCTACATTGAAATCTCAGCGGGCGATGTTAGATTTTGAAGGATGTGAAGTCGAAGGCATCTTTTTCGATGATATGCCAAAAGGTCGTCATGATGGCACGATGTTTCAGTTAGCCAAGAATTTTGGCTTTACTGAGATCTTCTTGCATCAGCAAAATATGGGTTTGCCATACATATGGAATCGAACCTTCGAAATCCTGAGAGAACGAAATTATGATTATGTGTATCTGTCAGAGGACGACGTCACATTCAATCATCCAATTAAGATACTCGATATGATTCAGATTCTTCAAGATAACATGAATATTTCTCAGGTATGTTTAACACGCCAAAAGTGGTATGACTTTGAAGAAGAAACACAGGCTTATGAAACCGACGTGACACTCGGGAAATATCGAGGCGAGCTTTCTGAGGCATATTTCTGGAGTTTGGCGAGTATATTTCCTCGAGTAATTGTAGATCTTCCACATGCCGAATCAGTAGGAGAAAAGAACTTGAGCGAGTATGTTGTCGCGAAATCATTGCAACAACTTAACATGCAAACTTGTAAGCTCAAGACTAAAGAAGGCCATAACATCGTCAATCATATCGGCGAGTATAGCATCGGCAAGAGAGCCGAACCTGGAGATCCTCGTTATGAAGATTTCGCTGTATACGATCCTGAAACAAAATATAGTTCGAAGCACGGAACGAAGTGGGTTTAATTAAAATTCAGTTGTGCCGGTGTCATGATTATTATAAATAAAAATAGATAATCTGTGGGATAGGGAATCAAATGACACCAAATAGCGTTAGAATTAAAAACGTATTACCGTATCGAACACCGCGGTGACGGTCACTTGATAATGAATGAACAAAGATTAAAACTTGTGATGAAGTGTTTTGATAAATTACCAGAGCATCAGCGCGATTGGATAAATAATTGTGAAAAATTGAATCTTCATGATGATCATATACTTCGTGGAGAAAAAGAAGTTGCTCGATGTATAATTGAGGTAGAAAACAATAATATATATTATAAGCGAGGTAATAATCAAAATTGAGGTGATGATGTTTAAGAGTGTTTTTAAAAATAATGAAATTGAGTTCTTATGTGCTGAAGAAGACTATGGTGTAATTCCAACACCATTCCCATCAAGTAAACATATTCCTGACTGGTTTAAAGCTCTTCCTCCAAAACTCGGAGATCAAGGATTTAAAACTTCAACTATCAAAAGATGTATGCCGTTTTTAGATTCGATGCTAATGGGATATATTATCCCATTAGCAGCAGATGTACAGATTACATCAAATCATAATTGTTCTGGCATCACTTATAAATCTAATTTTTATCGACCTATGATTGAAAATCATATTAAAGAACAAGTTACTTCAGAAAAAGCTCCAAATCCAATAGATCCGAAACCGCCAATTAAGTTTATGAATTATTGGATGTTTAAAACTCCTCCGGGATATTCTTTGCTTTTTCTTCCTCCATTAAATAGACCAGATCCTCTATTCACATGTTTTTCTGGAACTGTCGATTATCCATACTACGAACAAGAATATGTGAATTTTCCATTTACATTTAATCAACCAAATTTTGTTGGCATTATTCCTGCAGGAACGCCACTCGTACAAGTCATTCCAATTAAAAAAGATGACTTACTTCCAAAACATAGAAGTAGATCTTTTAATAAAAATGAAACCCAAAGTACTCATTTAATGAGAACAGTTCGAAATTTTGTTCATGAATCCCTTTATAAGGATAAACTTCACAAAAAGTTGCTGAAATAATGTCGAGTTATATCTTTGCTCCAGGTCCTCCGATTGAAGCAACAACCAGTTCATACGTAATATGGGATTCTGGTTTTACTGAAGAAGAACTAGATAGAATAGATAAATATTGTCTAGATAATTTAGTTTCGAATCCTGCTGTAGTTGGACCTGACGGTGTAGTAGACCTCGCAATCAGATCTTCTCAAACAGCATGGATTAGTTTAAATGATGAAACTTCCTGGTTCTATGATAGAATGGCATGGATTGCTCGCAAACTGAATAGTACTTTTTATGGATTTGATTTAACCGGATTTCATGAAGACTTTCAATACACCATATATAATGGTGAAGAGAAAGCACACTATGATTGGCACATTGATAATTCATCGTTAGACAATGTTCCAAGAAAATTTAGTATGGTTTTACAACTATCAAATCCAAAAGACTACGAAGGCGGAAATTTAGAAATAAAAGTCGGCAGTACTCCTGATGTGGTAGATAAAAAACGTGGGCTTGTTGCAGCGTTTCCGGCCTATCAATTACATCGCGTAAGTCCAGTCAAAAAAGGCATTCGTAAAAGCATTGTGATCTGGGTAGTTGGCCCAGCATTCAGATAAATATAGTAGTAGAAATATATTATGACTGATACACTTGACCAATGGCACTATTTCAGCACTCCTGTATATAGTATCATGAAACCAAATTTTTTAGAAACAGCAAGAAGCGTATGCAACAAGTCGTTGAGCGCTATGCGTAAAAATAACAAAATAAATGAAGTATATCCTGTTGTTCATGCAGATGTTTCTGCAGAAGAAGAACTTCTGGAGTTAATTCAATATACTCTTAACACGAGTTGGAATTTATTGAGTGATCAAGGCTATAATATGAATGGTCTGCAGACATATCTAAGAGAATGTTGGAGCCAAGAACATCATAAGTATTCTTCAATGGAATATCATAGTCATAACGATTGTCAGCTTGTTGCATTTTATTTCTTTGAATGCCCAAAGGATCCTCCTAGATTGGTGATTCACGATCCTCGACCCATGAAAACAATGACACCGCTATACGAACAAGATTTAACAACAATATCAATGGCCTCGGACAGAATAAACTTTACTCCTGAACCCGGACAATTAATATTTGCCAACTCTTGGTTAGCTCATAGTTTTACTCGTAATTCTTCGACTAAACCCTTTAAGTTTATTCATATGAATATATCAACCCGACCAGATGTTGTAGTACCCGAATATCCAGCTACCGCAGATATTATATGACACGAGAGTGTGGAACATGTACAAAATGTTGTGATGGATGGCTTACGGGAAGCGCGAAAGGTTATAATTTTTGGCCAGGAAGAAAGTGTCACTTTGTGTGTTCAACTGGTTGTACAATATATGAAGATCGACCAAAAGATCCATGCCAATCTTTTACTTGCTCATGGCTAGATGATGAAAATATACCCGCATGGTTGAAGCCGAATGAATCAAATACAATCATGCAATGGCGGACTCACCCGGATGCAAATTTATCTCATCTCGAGATAGTCGAAGCCGGTGCTCCTATGTCAGCTGAAGTTTTAAGTTGGGTAATTATGTATGCTTTGAATAAGAATATAAATTTAGCTTTTCAGGTAAATGGCGGCTGGAATAAAATAGGAAACCAAACGTTTTTACAAACAGAGTTTAAAATTGCCTAACTTTCGTATACGATTCAATCAATCAAGAGGTCGACCCAATCGTGGTACTAACGATCATGTCTGGAGAGTATTCGAAGGTGACAAAGAGTATCTATGCAAAAATATCATCATTAATGTATCAAGCCATGGAGCTAAAACCGGTGAGGATTGGAGTATCTGTTGCGAAGGTACTATGAGCATATGTAGAGACACCTCTACAATTACTATTAACTAAAATATTATTATTGGTGAAATTATGAACTTAGAATTTTCAGAAATAAAGCTTTACAATCCAGGAGTTCTTAAAACAAAGATTCCTGCTTCTATTTTTGCTGATTTGACTCGAGACTTGCAAAAGCAAGTTGATAATAGACCTAAAAAGTACAATGCCTTTTTAGCAGGGCAATTAGAAACAGAACTTGAATACGTTATTAACGGACAGTTTAGAAATTGTTTAGAACAAGTTTTTTTTGAATATAGAAGAAGATTTAATTTTCATGAAAATGAAGATTATATTATTGATTCGAATGCATGGGTAAATTTTCAAAAGAAACACGAATATAATCCAATACACTTTCACCATAAAGATATTTCATGGGTGATATGGATTGCAATTCCTTATGATTTAGAAGAGGAATTAAATATGCCAAATGTAAGAGAATCAAACTATAAAGTAGCATCAAAGTTTCAATTCATTTATAATTCATTCGATGGCGGAATCAGTACGACTCAACTAGATATTGATAAGACGTGGGAAGGTTCTCTTATTATGTTTCCAAATTATCTCAAGCATCAGGTATATCCGTTTCAAACTTCAGACGAACATCGCATTTCTATTTCTGGTAATATAGAAATTAAAAAATAACTACACTTATTCTTTTGCATTTATAGTAATACTACAGAGTAGATAGCTCTACCAGATTGCTATTTTCAATTTCGCTTAAACCGATCAAAGCTTGTCTTACTGTAGTCTCAGAATCATCGTGTATTTCGTCATAGATTACAAATGGAAAATCTGAAAATGTTCCCAGATTCCATGTATTCAGTGCTTCGAATACGCTTGCATGTTGAGCAGAGTCCATATACCAAAGATGAGTATATACAATATTATTATCATCCATCCACTGTTTAGCTAACGCAGAATTGTTTCCTCCTGTCGATGTTAGACCAGTATAAAGATAAATGTCAGTTATACCTACAAGCATTTTTTCCTCCGATTAAAATATTATTTATATTACCAATTAACAGTGACGGTTCCATTTGCAGAACCGGTTCCTACTGTGACACTAATTACTTGGAATGGTTGAACTTTTACAGCTGCAACGTTTCCTGTTGTGCCAATAGATCCAGCATTTCCGGCATTTCCAGGATTAGAAGTTCCGGCAGCCCCATTTGTCGCTCCAGTTCCGGCATCACCAGTAGCACCTTGAGTTCCAGCAGAGCCTGCAGTACCTGCGCTTCCAGCACCGCCAGCAGTCGCACCAGTTCCTGTTGCTCCAGTAGCACCTTGAGTTCCAGCAGAGCCTGCAGTACCTGCGCTTCCAGCACCGCCAGCAGTCGCACCAGTTCCTGCATCACCTGTTGCTCCTTGCGCTCCTGGATTACCAAAAGTTGTCGCCGCCGCGGCGTTACCAGGACTTCCCCTGCCTCCCCCTCCTCCACCTCCGCCGCGGCCGCAGAAGCCTCCTGAACCAGCATTTCCTCCGGTGCCTCCGGTACCACCGTCGTACGGCGCACTTGCACCGGCGCCGCCGCTGCCGCCGGTGGTGCCGGCAACGCCACCTGGATTACCAGCCGCTCCGCCCGTCCCCTTTGTGGCTGCGTTTGAATTCGGTTGACCGCCACCACCACCGCCACCACCAGCTGTCCCACCGGCGCCACCGGTACCAACGGTGGCGCCGTTGCCTGGATTTCCTTGAGCACCTTGAGCACCTTGTGCGCCAGAATTACCTGCCGCACCGGCTGTCCCACCAGCACCACCAGCACCGTTGGTTCCTGGATTTCCTGAAGCACCTTGAGCTCCGGGGTTTCCAGCCGCACCGGCTGTCCCACCAGCGCCACCAACTCCGTTGGTTCCTGGATTTCCTGAAGCACCTTGAGCTCCAGAATTTCCAGCAGAACCCGCGGTACCATTTGTAGCAGTTCCACCTGTTCCAGCATTTCCTCCGGTGCCTCCGCTAAAAGATTGAAGCGCACCGAAAGTAGTTACATTACCAGTAGTCCCCGCACTTCCTATATTTCCATTTACAGCGCCTGTTCCGGCAGTACCACATGTTCCTGCAGTTTCTGCGCTTCCTGCTCCGCCAGCAGTTGCACCAGTTCCTGTTGCTCCAGTAGCACCTTGAGTTCCAGCAGAGCCTGCAGTACCTGCGCTTCCAGCACCGCCAGCAGT